ACCATCACGGTTCAATGTGAAAATAAGTTGATACAGCTTGATAGAGCTTTTGTTAGAAGGTATACCGCAGAGGATCAGAAAATAGACTTTCCCAGCGATACAGGGTTGGACTTCATGGCAAAAATTCAAGGAATTGCGATACCCTGGGGTATATCTAATTCTGCATCCAGTTCAAACGGCGGCGTCCCAGACTTCAGTCCGAAAGAAAGATACTTCATGAGGTAACCAATCATCTGGGTATGAAGACGGTTAAGAGGAATATATGAAGATAGCGCACGAGTGTATGGCGTCCGTAAAGGAAGACATCCAGCCATTAATAAAAAAGCACTGGGAGTTGGTAGCCCTAAATCAAGGAGCAATTAAATTAAACCCTGACTGGGAAAGATACGCAGAGCTTGATGCAGCAGGAATATTGCGAATTTTTACCGCGCGAGACAACGGCGAATTAGTTGGCTATTGCGTTTTATTAGTAAATCACAGCCTTCATTATAAAGATCATATTTTTGCGATTAATGACGTTGTTTTTGTGTTGCCTGATAGCAGGGCAGGGGCAACTGGTTATCACTTGATAAAGTATGCAGAAGATCACTGTAAAGAAAACGGCGTTTCTTTGCTGAATATCAACACCAAAGTGCATATTCCTTTTGACGGACTTATGGAAAGAATGGATTTTGAATTGACAGAAAGACTCTATTCTAAATATTTAGGCAATAATAATGGCCGTTAGTTTAGTAGCAGGATTGATCGCCACGGCAGGAGCTGCGGCTGCGGCGGGTGGGTTTGCCGCGTTAACATATGGCTTTGCGGCTACTTGGGCGGCATTCACTGCATTAGCTGCGGTGAGCAAAGCTCTGTTCTCTGTTGAGTCTTATGGCGCTACCCTGTCCGGCACAACAGTAATGAGCCGAGAGGCTACCCCTAGCCGCAAGATTGTCTATGGGCGGACTAGAGTGGGCGGGTCGATAGCTTACCTGGATGGGACTGGCACAAATAATGAATTCCTTCATATTGTGCTTCTTATATCTGCTAGAAAAATAGACGGTTATGAGCAGATGTATTTCAATGAAGAAAAGGTTTGGGAAAACGGATCTTTTGTCGGGGATTGGGGTTCTTATGTAACGCTGTCAACGCATGACGGAACCCAAACAACAGCCGATTCAGACCTAGTTGCTGCGTCCTCAAGTTGGACAAACACAAGCGTATTGAATGGTATTGCTTACGTCTACGTTCGATTGCAGCAGTCGAATGAAAAATTTCCTCGCGGCCTGCCGAACATTTCGTTTGTTGTTCGCGGAAAGCCTGTTTACGATCCTCAGAAAGATTCAACAAGCGCGTACTATCAACCTTCGCTGGGAGTTAGCACACACAGGCTAAACGACGAGACTACATGGCAGTTTTCGCAGAACCCCGCTTTGATAGAAGCGGACTATATAGCGGACGAAAAATATGGGCTAGGCGAAAGCTACGCCTCTATCAATGCCGCCTCGCTTGACTTGGCTCAAACGATTTCCGACCAACTTATTACAATAACGGGAGGAGGTACTCAAAGAAGATATTCACTAGACGGTGTTGTTGATACGGCTAATACCCGCAGAAACAATCTTGAATCTATGCTTTCCGCAACGAACGGGCGTATAGTCCCAAGCGGAGGTGAGTATTTTATCAGTGCGGCGTCTTATGCAACACCAATAGTGACGATTGACGAATCCATGCTGGTGGGAGGGATCTCAACCCAAACAAAAAACAGCATGTCAAATTTATTCAATGCGGTCAAAGGCGTATTTCTTTCTAGCGAAGAAAACTACATTGCAACAGATTATCCTCCGGTTATTTCTTCTGCCTATGCCGTAGAAGACGGAGAGCCTTTATATCTAGAGTTAAACCTTTCGTACACGAATAACAATATTAGAGCTCAACAACTGGCCAAAATGAGCCTGCTGGAATCACGGCAACAAATATCTGTTACATTGCCAATGAATCTTTCTGGCTTGCTGCTTAAAGCGGGCGATACTTTTTACCTAAACAATGAACGGCTTGGGTGGACTCAAAAGGTATTTCAGGTGCTAAGTTACGACTTTGATCTGGGAAATGCTGGGGAATTAATAGTTAGCGTTTCTTGCATAGAAACAGACGCATCTATATACGATTGGGATGTTGCGGATCAAGTCGCTTATACGCCTGCGCCCATTATAAATTTGCCAACGCCAACGGGAACGATTCAATATTCCGAAATTGCACATGACGCAATTATACTTACTGCTAACACGACTCTTGAAGTGGGTAAGGAGTATCACGTTGCCGCTGGCGGTTTAACGCTGACGTTGCCCCTTGGCGCCGCGGTTGGAGACACTATTGCAATCAGCGTTGGCGATTTTGCAGACACCGTCATTAATCCCAACGGAGAGAAAATATTGTCGGTGACTGCCGACAGATTAATTAACCTAGCAAACAAAGGATTTACTTTAGTTTATACCGGTTCTGATTATGGGTGGGCTGTCAGATGACCATTAATTTATTTCCAGTTGAGGTTGCGGTAGGCATCCAAACGATTGTTACTGCTACTTCTCTTACGGCTACTGTCAATACGCACGTTTACGTCAGCGCGGCTGCACAGACTATTACGCTTCCTGCATCACCGACCATAGGGCAAAGAGTCTTGATTACGGTGGGCAACTTTGCTAACACAGTAGTGGCTAGGAACGGATCAAACATAATGAGCAGTGCGACTGATTTCACAATGAATGTCGCTTATCTATCAATTCAGTTTATATACACAGACGCAACGTATGGATGGGTGATGTCATGAGTAATTTTACAGATTTCATAAGCACTGGTGGCGGCGGTGGTGGATCAGCTTCATATCCCACAATCTTTTTACACAACTCCCAAACATGGGTTCCGCCGCAAGACGGCAACATAATGATTCATGTTATTGGTGCAGGTGGTAGTGGTGTTGCTGGTAATAATTCTGCCTCTAGCTCTGGTGCGGCAGGAGGTTATTGTCGAAAGAATTCTCTGGCAGTTACAACTTCTGGTTCATTTACTGTAGTGATTGGTGCTGGTGGCCCTACCTCTGGTTTCAATCTCACTTCTAACGCAGGAGGAAACACAACTGTTGCAGGAACAGGTTTAGCGTCTACGCTGACAGCCAATGGTGGAGGAGGCGGAAATTTTAACGCTGCTAGTGGTGCAGGCGGTACGGCAACTGGAGGCGATGTTAATAATGCAGGCGGAACCTCCGCAATAGGTAGAGGCGGTGGTGCTGTTGGTTTGACAGGAACAGGAAACTCTGGCGGCGGAACAGTAGGGTTTATTTATTCAGGAGGAGATTGTGATGTAATTGGTGATTTTTGGTCCTCTTCTTTTGGAAACATCTCAGGAAGCCTCGGGTCTAAAGGTGCGTACTTTGAAGCGAATGCAGCATACCGCCCCGCTAGTGTTCCTGTAGACGCAGGGCCACTTGCTGGCGGAGGTTCTGTATCAATGGCGAACTCTGCCGTCTACGGCTATGTTATAGGCGGTGCGGCAACTATAGGTGGTGGGGGTGGATTCTGTGATAACTCAGGAGCTTATGGCGCTGCTTCAGGCCGTGGTGGTGAAGGCTGTGTTGTCATTCAATACATACCGTAAGGAGAATTAAATGAAATATATAATTAAAGATGCTGACGGTAACATCATAAACTTCATCAACGCTGACGCAGAATTTGTTGAAGCTAACTTTGACTACTATGAAGAGTGGGTTGCACCTACACTTCCAGAGCCTACAGCGGAAGAAGAAGGACGACAGTGGCGAGATTCAGAACTATCTGCTACAGACTACATTGTGCCTTTAACAGATCATCCGCAACATGCTGTTTACATGACTTATCGAGAAGCATTGCGCGACTGGCCCTCTACTGAAAGTTTTCCTGACACTCGCCCCGAGCTAGGTTAAGAGGCTACAATGTACGGATCAGACGAATAAACTAATTTTCAAATTAAAATACAACACAGGTACTCAAAATGGCAATCCAAAAGCAATCCAGACGTGGGACAACAACTGAGCACGCAACTTTTACTGGCGCTGACGGCGAGGTAACGGTTGACACAACTAAAAAAACTTTAGTAGTTCACGATGGAGCTACTGCGGGCGGCGTTCCTCAAGTGCCGTCTTTTGGTAGTGCAAGGGTTGATTTTGGCGAGAACGGCATTGCCACGAACAGCAGCGATCCTGTAGTTAATGTAAATAGGAACGTCGATGATACTGGCTATGTGGGAAGTGGTCATTGCTTCAGTGATTCATCCACAGTTACCAGATCTGGAGCCGTGAGCTATAATTCTTTTGATTGCAGAATAAACGTCAGCGGCACAGAAAGTTACGGGCACTTCGCCCCGTTCCAAAACGGCCTTGTTCACAACACTACCGGCACCACCAGTATTTTATACGGTTATGTGGATGTGCCTACGGTTAGTGACGGAACTGTAGGGACTAGATACGGAATCAAGATTAATGACGTAACAACTTCAGGATCAGGGACAGTAACGAACAATTATGCTATCTGGATTGATCAGCAAACGGCAAGCTCCGCGCAAAAGTGGGGCATTGTACAGAAAGGCACTAGCAAAAACCTATTCGAAGGGCCAATGACGTTTCAAAGTTCAGTTACTTTAAATGATACTGTTGTTGATGATACTGCTACAGCAGGAACCAGGATAGGAGTAGGTACGGGTTCGGCTTATGATCTATCAATTATGAAAGCTGATTACTCTGCTTTTATAATGACAGTTCCGGCAACTACTAATAAAACTAAATTCTGGGGCGGAGTGGTTTCAGCAGGCCTAGCAGACGGCAGCGTTTACACATTAGAATCTGATCAATCCCTTTTTGGCACTGGAACGCTCGGACACATAGTTTTTAAGAATGGAAATGGCATTGTTGGTCAAATTCAAACAAGCGGATCTACGACCTCTTATTTAACCTCGTCGGACTATCGTTTGAAAACCGATATAAAACCGATGGAAAATTCGATTGAAAGGCTTCTTGCTTTAGAGCCTGTAAATTTTCAGTGGATAGAGTCAGGTGAAAGAGTTGATGGGTTTATCGCACACGATGCGAAATTAGTAGTTCCGGAAGCCGTGTCCGGTGAAAAAGACGCTATGCGCACGGAGATCGTAAAAGACGAAGACGATGTGCCCACTGGGGAAATTCAAGTTCCTGACTATCAAGGCATCGACCAATCCAAACTGGTTCCTTTGTTGACTAAAGCATTGCAGGAAGCTATCGCTAAAATTGACGCGTTAGAAGCAAGGGTTGCGGCTCTTGAAACAGGCGGCTAAAGGAGTACCTTGGTAAACTAAAACAAGGAGAAATACAATGGCTGAGAAAAAAATAACGCCAATCTCCATAGACGGTGTAGAATACACTCTGGAAGATATGAGTCCAGAACAACAGGCAATGGTTAATCACATTAGCGATTTAGATCGTAAGGTGAGATCAACTCAGTTCAATTTAGATCAGCTCAATGTAGGACGACAAGCATTCGTTCAAATGCTTAGTAAGTCGCTTAAGGAACCTGAGTTTGAGCCAGTAGGATAGGTGACTACATGCAAGAAGAAGCCAAGACAGTTTTCGATGGTCTAGCGGTGACGGGAACCGTTGCAACAATGGCTGGTTGGCTTCCGCCGCTTGCTTCTGCTTTAACTATCGTCTGGTTATCCATTCGCATCTGGGAAAGTCCGACTGTTCAGAAAATGTTTAACCGAGATGACTGATGGAAGTCTGGGAAGTTATTGTCTCTGGATGGCCTATCGCCGCTGGGATCTTCATCCTAGTTTTAACCATCGGTAAGATCTTAAACCGTTTGGAGGTTTTGGAACAAAAGATGGTTGAGGCTTGGAAAGCAATTAACGAACTGATAAGGAAGTAAAAAATGCAAATCTTAGAATATCTAAACCTTGCGACAACCTTGATCGCTTTTGCCAGCGCAATTTGTGCATTGACTCCGACGCCAAAAGACGATGCTGTTATCGCTAAAGTCTACAAAGTCTTGGAAATGTTTGCCCTGAATATCGGCAAAGCTAAAGAATGATAGACAAGCTCATCGGGCCTGTTACGGGCTTGCTTGATAAGTTTATTGAAGACAAGGATCAGAAGGCTAGGTTGGCCTATGATCTAGCCACAATGGCCGATCAACACGCGCAAGAAATTGCCAAAGGCCAAATGGCTATCAATCTATCGGAGTCGCAGCACAAGTCGCTGTTTATAAGCGGTTGGCGGCCCGCTTTGGGTTGGGTCGCTGTACTTGGGATGTTTGGCAACTACATCACAATTCCATTTACCAACTTTGCTATGGCAATTTTGGAAATAGACATAACTATCCCGCTCATACCCCTAGAAACCATGATGCCTATAGTCATGGGAATGCTGGGTCTTGGCGGACTTAGAACGTATGAGAAACAAAAAGGCGTACACAGAGACAAATGATGTTTAAGTATTTTAAGATAGAAGAATTTGCTTGTCAGGAAACTGGTGAAAATGAGATCTCAGAAGAATTTGTTCACGCGCTGGACGCACTACGCCATGAAGCTGGGTTTCCTTTTGTCATTACGTCTGGCTATCGGTCTCCTCGTCATAGCATCGAAGCCAAGAAAGCAGTACCTGGTCAGCATACTACAGGCCGCGCTGCTGATATTGCTGTTACTGGCGGGGATCAGCGTTATCGTCTGGTTGCCGCAGCTA